TTCATAGCAGATTCCATGTCACCGTCCCACTGTGCTATATTTGGCACAGTCCAAGCGGCACCCCAACGAATAGGTACGTCGCAAACTCTGGCACCTTCTGCCATCGCATCCGCAATTTCATCATACAAATTCAGTTCCCAACGGCCGCCATCCACATAAGCCATTAAATCGACGGCAATTCCATCCAAATGCTTACTTTTCATGGTCTGGCTCGCACCTTTTGCAACTAAAGCACGTTGTTCTTCGATAGTTCTAAGACCACAAATTACTGAAAAATCTTGTTTTGTGACCGTAATAGCGTGTTTTACTACGGCGACCATGCGCTCATCCACGCCCTCTAGCTTTGCCAAGCTGCGTTTTCCTAGTTTATAAGCCATTACGCTTCCTTTCTAAGTATAGCCTCCAACAATTTACTATTGTGTTTATGCTGACCGCACTAAACAGCATTATCCATTGCCACATTTCCATTATTTTTTACCGCCAAAAAACTTAGTTGCCGACCTTACGCCAAAAGATGCAGCTACAATTACGCCAAGAGTGTATTGATACCAAGCAGGCATTGTCTCCAGTGCAGCAAAGCCATTTTGCACAGCCTGCTCGGCCCATTCAAAAGGCAAAAAGCAGAGAATAAGCGGGACCGAGAACAAAATAGTGAGCCACTCGTCCTTCCAACTAGATTGAGAACCTTCTGCCATAATGCGTTCCCAATCAGCCTCTGACGTAGCTGCTGACTTCATTATGGTCGCTTTCGCTTCCGCCTCGACTAACTTCAGATTTGCTGCCGCACTCGCTGCATCGGCCTTACCTTGCAGCCAAGATGAGGCTAGGTTTCCTAGTGGTCCTATTAATGCTTGCAACATTATGCACCTCTATCCGTCTTAGCTTCTTTACCCAACCAAAGCGCAAAACTCGCTGAAAGCATCGCAGTAACTAGACTGACGAATGCACTCTGTTGCGTTGTTGGATCGGGCAGTGTCATAAACCAAAGGCACACTTTCCATGTCAGTATAATCTGGCATAAAAATGCTAGTCTAGGAAGTATCTTTAGTTGATCTATCGCGTTGGCTGTTATTTGCACCATAATAATGCTCCGCTATTCTTTTGTTCGACGTGATTATAACGACTTTTCCATTTTTGTACACACACCAGACATTTGGCTTAATTTCTACTAATTCCACATCACCAACGGCCTCTAGCCTTGCCAACAATCCAAATGGCTGCCGCTAAAACCACACCGCCAATCAAAAACGCAACGATGCCAACCGTCCAATTAATTAAGTTATCTATAAATTCTTGCTTGCGATACGCCGCCTCTTTGCGGATACGCCTCTGTTCTGCCTCAATACGCAGTACTTCGTCCCAAGCGGACGGACCATATACAAAAGAGATGTGGTCTTTCATCTCCTTTCGCATTTGTTCCATTTTTCGCTTCTGATTCCAAATCAAGATAGCCGCTTCCTCATCGGAACCTTTAAACGTCTTCTCCCACCAAGGCGGGTTTTTCTGACGCTCTTCTAACCTGTTGAAATCACTAAACGCTTGACCCCACGTCGCTATGGTCTGGCCCATCGATTGGATGTCCTTACCCGTAGAAATAGCCGCCTTGAGCGTTTTAAACGCGCCTGACGCTAATGCGACACAACTGATGGGGTCCATGGTGAGTTTAACAACCCATGTGCGACGTGCCCTTAATAGCAGCACCCGTACCGCGAGTTTTCATTTTCTTCATCTTGTTGCCCGCCATCGGCGCAGCCTTCTCTTTACCCACAGTCTCAGCCTTTGGAGCCTTGCCCGGAGTGTTTGTCACGATCTTAACTTTGGCCATTTGGTCGTCCTCTTAGTTTCAAAAGTTCTCTCTGCATTGCACTGTCAATACGCGCCGCAGTCTGTTGTTCCTGACTTGCCAAACGCTTCTCAAACTGCTCTCCGCGCATCTGTTGGTTCTGCGCCTCAAGCTGCAATTTCTGTTGGTCCAGTTGCGCATCCGCCTGCTCCGACTGAGCCTTGATCTGCAACTCCTGCTCCTTGAGCTTGACCAATGGGTCCGGCTGTCCCGCCCCCGATACCTGTGCCTGCATCTGCTTGGCTTGCTGCAACCCCTCTGCCACAAACTGAGATACCATCGCTTGGAACTGCAACTCTTGCTGATCCGCGTCCATAGGACCCTGTTGCGCCATCTGAGCCATAGCCTGCTCTTCCGCAGCTATCTTTACATGCTCCATAATGTGCTTCTGCATCGCAACAGCAACAGGTGGCATACCGCCAACCATAGGACTCGTACCAAATACAATGTGCGACATGATATGAGCCTGATGGTTCTGACCCTGAAACGCGTACAACGGCACCATGTCCAACGCGTTGATGTTCTCTTGCGCAGGGTCCGTGGGCCGCGGGTCTTCTTCCGGCATCGCCTTCATAATGCGATCCGTATCAGTAACACCCAACGCCTCATACATGTCACGATACACCTCGTGCATGTTATGCATATCAGGAGCCTGTGCAGCCAACTGCAACTTAGTCTGCGCCAACGCAATCCGCTGCGCCTGACTAAATACATTCGGATTAGATACAGGCAATACATCCACACGGTCATCAAAATCAGTCGCCATAATTTGCTGATCGTCGCCCGCGACACTATACGGATACTCCTGCGGGAGACTCTCCGACATAACCCGAGCAAGTATCTTGAACTCCTGACGCATCGCATAGTGCAGCCGCTTATGAACAGCACTCATGACCCGCGAGCCTTGCTCCAACATAGCGATAGTCGTGCCAACAGCCGCTTGCTGATTGCCGTCGCCCACCTTCATGTCAGTAATAGTCGCGAACCGCTGACCCGCCTGAACCACAAACCCAAGCAAATTAAACAACGTCTGGTCCGGACCCTTAAATGGCAGCGGCATGAGGCTATCTCGGATAGCCCCACCCGGCGCGTCCACGTCGCGGAACTCACCGGGCTGAAGAGGATCGTCGTCATCTCTGATACGCAGTCCACGGGCCTTGAAGCCCGCAGGGAGATTGGACAACGTACCGGCGTCGATCAACTGCCTCAGTGCTGCCGTGGCGGTACGGGATAGACCGCCAATCGTGTGAATCAGACCCAAACCATAGAACCCAAAGCCCGGTAGGAACTTGTAATGCACAAAGTAGTTAATCTTCTTGCGCAACGGGTCTTCTTCACGATAATTCCGCCGAATAGACAATATTTGCCCGTTATCCTGCGAAATCGTCACCACATAAGGCAATTTAATGCCTGTTGGCTCGCCCTCGTCGTCTACATCCTCGTACCCCTCAAGGTCCAAATCAACGTGGCATTCCAACAAAGTACAGTCATAATCGATCTGAGAAGGCTCAAAACCACCAATACGGTCCATCTCCTCAGTCACATCGTCCAACTCTTGCTGCGCAGGTATCACAGGAATATCTAAATAAAACCCGCTTACCTGCATCTTGCGCAAGTCGTTCAAATCCATCTTCACAACCTGCGTTACATTCGGACATGTCTCCAAATCCGCAGTGTCATAAGGAACCACGAGGTTCTCCGCAGGAACGAATCTAGACACAATTCGGCCCAAATTCTCATCGTAGTACACCTTCTTGAAGGTACTCCCCGCCAACGGAAGATAAAACAACATCTGATCCATGTCAGGCGTGTACTCTTCCATCACGTTCGTAATGTAGTAGTTCATAAACTGCTTTACACGATGCGCCTGATCTACCTTGTCACGAGTCTCCTTGCCCATCACTACAGTGCGAACAGGTCCAGACGCAGGTAACAACTCATTAAAAGCCTGCGCCTGAAACTGTGTGGCAGCCTCAGCCAATAAGGGATGAGTAACCCCAGAGGCCCCACGGAACGGTTGGGTCCGATCCTCGTAACTAAAACCAAGCAACTCCAAGCCATTCGAATAAGTGTCTTCCCACTCCTGACGAGAAGCCTTGTTCGAATCATACTCACTAACCAAATCGCCAGAAATACGAGACAACTCCATGTCAGACAATGACTCCGCCAAATTCTCGTCAAAGCCACCTTCCGGCATGTCTTCCATCGGATCAAAATCTACAATGACATCCCCGTTCTCTTCCTCAATGATCTCTATCTCATCACCAAGGTCCGTGAGCAACGGCTCTTGGCCAGAGTCAGGTATCTCAAGCTCCAACTCAGCCGCCATCTCATCTTCGTCAAGCTGAGATGGAACCACTAATCCCGCTATCGGTTCTCTAGCCATAAGCTACTCCAATCAATAATATGCCCTTATCCTAGCAGATTCTTCGCCTTCTTGCCAATCATCTGTTGGTAACTGCACAAAATTACCCTGACGATACCTCATCAAAGCCTGTGTCATGCTGTCAACCAAGTCGTCATGCTCACCATTCGGAAACGCCGCAACCTCTTCTATCATCTCATCCGCAAACGTCTTGTCCGGTGCCCAAACCATGCCCGCCTCAAATAACGGACTCACACTATGAACACGCGTCACCTTGTCATTACCACGACTCGGAGTGAAATTCACTACCGGTATACCCATATTTCTCAATTCGTGTGTCAAAGGCATCCCACTCGCCTTCGCCTCAATTATCACCGTGTCGGGGTCCCAAAACTCATACTCTTCTAAAGCTATCGCCTTCAACTCAGGAAACTCCCATCGACCCTTCTTACTATCCAAAAGTATCAAATTAGGACCCGAACCACCCTCATTCGGATAAAATACACCCCACGTCGTAATAGCACTGTAGTCCGCACTCTCACGCTTACTAAACGCCGTATCGTAACTCTGAATCACATACTCTAACTGCGGAACAGTCTCCTTCTCCCAAGTACGCCACCACTCACGCTTGATAATCGCATTCTCCTCACCAGTAGGCTGCTGCTGATACTGCGCGTTCCACTTGCTCGGGGGAATAGACGCCTTGACCGCGGTCAAATCCTCAAGACTCCAAAACTCAGGCCAACACGGAGTCCCATCATCAAAAATCGCAGGCAACTCCACAACTTCCCACTGATCCGCTAAAGGGTCTTTAGCCATAGCCCGCAACAACTGACCCGTCATGTCCTTCTCAGACCAACGCGTCTGAACCAAAACTATACTACCACCCGGCTGTAAACGCTGTCGGGGACCCCCAGTATACCAATCCCACGCATCATCAAAACCACTGCTACTCATAGCCGTCTGCTCAGAATGAGGATCATCAATAATAACCAAGTCACCACCACGACCCGCCAAGTTCGAACCAACACCAACAGCGTAGTACATACCACCACGGCTCGTGTCCCACCGACCAGAGGCTTTACTGTCCGCGGCGAGCTTTACGTCAGGGAAAACATCCTTGAACTCGTCACTGTCAATCAGGTTCTTCGTCTTCCGACCAAAGTTCACAGCAAGCTCCGTGGTGTGCGTAGCCTGAATGATTTTCATGTTAGGATTCTTGCCCATCATCCACGCCGGAAACAAGAAAGATGCGAACTCACTCTTCGTGTGCCTCGGGGCCATATTGATGATCAATCTCTTTAGTTCACCCCTAGATACCCGTTCGAGTTTTTCGGCTATAATTCGGTGGTGCCTACCAGATATAAAGTCTGGCCACATCGCAGATACAAAATCTAGAAAATTTTCACGGCAAGATTCCTGTTTTTCAAGCTGTGCTAGACGCAATCTAAGCTTTAATGCTCTGTCTTCTACTGAACTTGTGGTTGCATTCATGTCGGGGACCCTAAACGATTTTATGCGATAACCAACATATAAGGCATATTCGTTCGTTTTTACAGATAATTATTTGCGAAAAACATGGCCCAAGCCCTCGAGTGCTCGGCGTAGGGGCCGCGCTGCGCGGGCCGATGATCGCGGTTTCCGGCCTTGTTTTAATGACCCGATATGCGGGGGACCCGACGCGTTGCCGGTGCATCGATGACCGGGCATCTGGCAGGATAAAACACCGGCCATATGCAATTAATTAATTGCATCGATCCGATTAATTGCACGGTCAATTAATTGTAACTGCGATTTTGGGCGCAGTTAAATTTTCGCGGTTGGCGGTCCAGTTCGCACGGCTGCCGATTAGTTTTGCGCGGCGGCTGCGCGACGCGTTGGGGCGGGATC